ATAATACACAGCAGTGTATAGAGGTTATTTATAAGCTGTTTAATGATAACGAAAAAGAGTTTTATGCTAATGGTTACCGCGCGGGATATCCTGAATACAAGTTCAACCCAAGACTTGAGGCAATGTATCACTGGCTTACTAAGCTTGGCTATCAGATGAGCAGCGAAGAAAAGCTCATAGCTGCAGGTACGCACGAGATCTTCCAGCAAAATATTTTTGAGGGAGGCAATAGGTAGCATGAGTGAATACGGCAGATGCGATATCTGTGGCAAAAAATCTTTCCGGCTGAGAAGAAAGTATTATACTTATGGCTTTCCGTGTGAGTGCTGCGGGCGCAATGGACATTGTGAAGTCGTACGTTATTGCGAAAAATGCAAGCCGCAAGAACCTAAATGGACACGCGTGGTAATGGGCGCTGATGTGGCTGAAAAGCTGGGAATGCTATGGAAGGAGCAGCATAATGGACGCAGCAATAGATGAATTTACAATTAACCTGGCTATTACAATTATCGTTATGGTATGCGCGTTGGCGCTGTTAGGAGGAACAAATGATTAACAACAAGATTTATAATTACGTGAACCGGGCGCAGCTGGCCATCAATGACTGGCAATGCAGCGGCGAGATTTATTATCTGGAGCAGGCAAAGGCAGAGCTTGCCGAAGCTGTTCTCTTGGCTGATGAACTGGCCAAGGAAAAACCAGTTTTTCTTCAATATAGCGCAGAGGTGCAGGGCCGCGTTGTTTCTAGCTATTTGTGCGATACTCCGGAGGAAGCCTTGGAAGATATTCGCCCCGACCTTGCTGTGGGTGATTTGGTTATAGTCCTTAAACAAGAAGAATCCCAATGGCAGCCTTATATTGATATGGATGATTTGATTGAAGTATTTATAAGCCAAGCAGATGATGAGGCTGGCGAAGGTGCAGAAGCATGGTGCGATTTTATTTCCGGTAATGCGCTGGCGCAGGCGAGAAAAGAGCTTGATGAACAGCTCAACGATGTATTGGAGGCATGGCTCAGAAAACATAAAGTTGAAGCCGGTTGGTATGACAGAGCCGGCATTGAGGGAACGTATAGATTTTGTGGTGATAAGTTTATCCGTGTTAGCAAGGCTGGCGATGACGCATGAGCCAGCTAAGAAAAATGGAACGCAGAAAGCAGAAGAAGCTGCATCTGTTGGGCGGTGAAGAGCGGCTGAAGATTAAGGCCGGAGACAATGAACCCTTTGGCATCAGCAAGGCCGGCTATAATGCTATCTACCAGGCGGGCTATGAAGCAGGTATGCAGGCAGAGCGTGACAAGATGATACCGTATTATGCCAAATACTTCACTCACCAGATACTGGCAGTCTGCTGCAAGATACTCATAGAGAACTATGGAGAAATCCATGTACGCCATACGAGATTGGAGAAATTCACTGAGCTTTACGCCCGCGGCCTTGAGATGCTGGGCGAAGATAAAACCACAGAGCAGTATCTTGAGTACATCGAACAATATGGATTACATATAAATTGGAAGGAGCCGGAGACATGAAGTTTATGATAACCTGCGAAGAAGCCTTAAAAAATATAAACAAAGGCAAGATGGGAATCTTTAATTTCGGCTATCAGGTGCTGGATGTACAACAGATAAAGTATGCTCAGCATCTGGCCTGCATGAGAAAAAGAAAGCTCAGAAGCTACCTGAGCAAACGCAGAAGCCTGCGTGACAAGTGCTTTCTGGAAGCACGGAAGCTGCCGCGCTTCTGCAAGACAAAAAAATAACTATATATAATAGTAGAAAGTGGGCAGGTGAAATACCTGCCCAAAGCTTGATAAAGCATATTAGTTGAGTGGCATATCAGTGCCGGAAAAAATAACAGCCAAAATAACTTAGGCAGAATGGAGCGGAAGAATGTATGTAAAACGGACATGGAGATGTGGCAAATGCATCGAAGTAGAAAAATATCAGACCTTCCGCTACAAGGGAAAGATGACAATGCGCGCTCCACAAAGCAATCCTACTCCGGAAGCTATGGCCAAGGTAAACGAGCGTAACAGCTACAAGAATCTTCGTCGTCTGCTTAATACTAATTTTGGCAAAGGTGACCTGCATTGTGTATTGACCTATGCTCCGGATAAAAGAGCAAGCAGCCAGCAGGAGGCAAAAAAAGATATCCAGAAATTCTGCCGCAACGTGAAACAGAAATGCAAGCGTCGCGGCTCAAATTTCAAATATGTGGCCGTAGCCGAATACGGTAAGCGCTCTATGCATTTTCATGTTGTTATCCATAGCGGGCTGAAGCTGCAGGAACTTGGCGATATGTGGCCGCATGGACGTATCCATGCAACGGAGCTGGACGGCAGCGGAGATTATGACAGGCTGGCCAGCTATCTTATCAAGCAGACCAACAAGACCTACAACGATCCGGAACGCAGAGTGTTTGCCAGACGTTATGTTACGAGCCGTAACCTTGAGCAGCCGGAGTGTAAGATTGAGAAAGTCAAGGCTGACAGCTGGCGTGAGACGCCGTCTGCACCTAAAGGCTTTTATGTGCTGCAGGATACTGTCGTCCAGGACGTCAGCGAGATTACCGGATATCCGTATCAGTATTACCGTTGCCTGGCACTAGGTGGCGGGAAACCATTGAAAACAAAAAGACTACGCAGGTAGGCGTTTATATCAGCGGCGGAATCTGCCTCGGTAGTTATATACAAGCAAAAAAACGGACAGGCGCAAGAAGAAGTATATCCGCTGCTGCTATAAGCACGGGAAGGGGGAATCAGATTGCTGGTAAAGCACTGGCAGCGCGTCGCAGAGACACGCTTTAAGTATCAAAAAAAAATTCAGATGGCCGTGGATGAAGCGCGTGCCTGCAGGCATCCGCATGGGCTGAAGGACAAGCTGAAGCCTAATCCTACCCAGCAGGATGCACTCAAGGGAATGCTGCCGCTGAAAAAGGTTAGCGTATACATCGGACGTCGGAGCTATGAGCTTGTCATTGAGCAGCCGGAGGAGTGGCTGGCGGTGATAAGGGAGACGTATGCCTTATACAAAGACTCGCCTATTGGCCACGTCATGCACAAATACTATGACAACTACGAGAACAGGCACGTCCAGCCGGAGGTTATCAGTGGGCTGCAGGGAGTGAGCCGTCAGACGTTCTACGCCTGGCGCAATGAGTTTTTGAGTGACGCTGCTATTATTGCAGCGCAGCATGGAATAAAAAATTTTTAAGCATTGCCGTTTTGTACTTTACAAATCGGCGCTTTTGACGTGGTAAAATAGTATTGTGCAAAATAGCAAGTAAAAATAAAGGCCCTGACGGAGCGTTCCGCCGGGGTTATTTTTATGCCAAAAAGCAAAGGAGGTGAAGGCACTATGGCAGAGGTAAAAAAAGCAGTCAAAAAAGCTGTTAAAAATTCCGGTAAAAAAACTACCCCAAAAGCTGGTAAAAAAACCACGTCGGAAAAGCTCAGTCCGGCGCAGGAGAAATTTTGCCTGGAATACCGTAAGCATGAGGGTAACGGCACTGCTGCAGCCATAGCTGCCGGGTACAGTGAGAGGACCGCCGCACAGCAGGCTACCAGGTTGTTAAGAAATGTTAACATTCTGAAGCGCATAAAAGAGCTGGCAGATGACGCTATCAGAAAGCAGATTATCGGGCTGGATAAACGCGCTCTGGTGCTCAGTAAAATTGCCGAAGATGATGCTGCTGATGTGCAGGCCAGAATCAGGGCGATTGACGTTCTGAACAAAATGGATGGCGTGTATGTTTTCAAGACCGAGGTTAAGATTAGCGGCAATGTCAATGTGCTGCTGAAAAGGCGAAAGAAGGAGTAATGGGCCATGAAACCACAAATAAGCCAGGAAGACTACGATGCTTTAGTAGGCTATCTTGCTGAGTGCCAGCATGATCCGGAGCTTTTCGTAAAACTTTCTTTCCCATGGGGCGAACCTGATACTCCGCTGGAGAATAAGAAAGGGCCGGAACAGTGGCAGCTTGACATACTACGTGAAATAAAGGACGAAGTAAAAACTGCTGATGTTGCCATACGTGAAGCAGTAGCCAGTGGCCACGGCATTGGTAAGTCGGCGCTGGTGAGCTGGCTCATTCTTTGGGCGCTGGGTACCTGCTCGGATACGCGCGGCGTTGTTACCGCTAACACGGAAGCGCAGCTTCGCACTAAAACATGGGCAGAGCTTAACAAATGGTACAACATGTGGATAGCTAAACCATTGTTTGACTACACTGCGACAAGCATTTTCTGCAACGCTGACGGTAACGAAAAGACTTGGCGTATAGATGCAATTCCGTGGAGTGAAACAAATTCTGAAGCGTTTGCTGGCCTGCATAATCAGGGCAACAGAATTTTGATTATCTTTGACGAAGCATCAGCGATACATGACACTATCTGGGAAGTTACGGAAGGTGCCCTGACTGACGCAGACACAGAAATCATCTGGTGCTGCTTTGGCAACCCAACTCGTTCCAATGGCCGCTTTTATGATTGCTTTCACAAACACAGAAATTATTGGCACACTCGCAGGGTAGACAGCCGCAGCGTAAGCTTTTCTGATAAAAAGCAGATTGAAGCGTGGCGCGAAATTTACGGCGAGGACAGTGACTTCTTCAAGGTCCGCGTGCGCGGCGAGTTCCCTTCTGCCAGCGACAAGCAATATATCTCGCAGGCCATCGTGAATGAAGCACGGAAAAGAGTACTCAAGCCGTATCAGTATAATTTTGCTCCGGTTATCATTGGTGTAGACCCTGCGTGGACCGGTGCGGATAAAATCTGCGCATACCTGCGTCAGGGCAACTACAGTAAGCTGCTCTTTGAATATCCGAAGAATGATAATGACCTGCAGCTTGCCGGCAAGATTGCAGCACTGGAGGATGAGTACCATGCTGATGCAGTCTTTATCGACCTTGGCTATGGTACAGGTATCAAGAGTGCAGGCGATGCGTGGGGCAGGAATTGGACGCTGGTGTCATTTGGCAGCACAAAAGGTATACCGCCTAACTGCATCAACAAGCGAGCAGCTATGTGGCAGGATATGCGGCGCTGGCTTATGGATGGCGGTGCAATATCGGCCGATGACAACGTGCTGGCTGATGACCTCGTAGGACCGGAGCTTGCTCCGCGTGACGATGGCAGAGTGCAGCTGGAGAGCAAGGAGAGTATGAAAAAGCGCGGGCTTCCGTCTCCGAACAGGGCGGATGCATTGGCGCTGACCTTTGCTTTTCCGGTACTAAGCAGAAAACAGGAACATGAATACGCCTGGAGCGTCGATAATGGCGCGCAGGAAGAATATGATCCGTTTCATGGAATGTGGTAGGAGGTGAGACCATGGAAGAAATCATTATGCAGCTGCATGGCGGCGGTGGTGGTGGCGGCGGAACGCAGATTAAGCAGAACGCACCCGGAAGCCAGAGCGCTGCAACTATTGACAGCGCGACTGAAGGACAGCGTGAATCGCTGCGTGAAAAGCTGAGCAAGGCAAGAGGCCGTAACTTTACCAACAAGACCGGCGGCAGCATGGTAGATACAATCAAGAAAGCATTGTTGGGTGAATAGCAATGTTTGAAGAAATCTATCGTGACTCAAAGCTGCTGAAGGATAAGCGCTTCGTTCTGGAGCAGATGTACCAGCGGCGCACTTCGTTTGAACCGACGTGGCAACTTCTGTCCCGGTATATCGTTCCGTATCGAGGACGCTTCCATGAGCGTGGCGGCAGCATTGACGGAGAGCGGCGTGACCGCTATCTCATCGACCCTTATCCGATGGATGCTGCAGGCAAGTGTGCTGCTGGCCTGCAGAGCGGACTGACGTCCCCGAGCCGTCCGTGGTTTGAGCTGTCTTTGGCCGATCAGGAAAAGGCTGAATATCATCCGGTGCGTCAATGGCTGGATGATGTGCGTGACGTCATGATGGCCGTATATGCACGTGGCAACACCTACGCTATGCTGTACGATATCGAGGCTGAGCTGTGTCAGTTTGGCACGGCGGCGGCGCTGATGATGCAGGACTATGATACCGCGCTCTGGCATCGCAGCTACACCTGCGGCGAATACACCGGCGGTGTGGACGCAAGAGGCAGGCTTTATTCCTTTGGCAGGCGTTTTGAATTGACCGCTCCGCAGATGGTAGCGGAATTTGGTATTGATAACGTGAGCCTGGCCGTAAAGACTGCGTACAACAACAATGACCATACACAACGCTTTGAGGTTGAAATGCTCATCGTCAAAAACAATGAGTATAAGCCTGACCAATTAAAGCCCGGTAACTTCCCCTGGCAGAGCTTTTACTGGGAGCGTGGCAATCAGCAGCAGTTCCTGCGCATCAGCGGTTACAAGGAGCAGCCGTTTATTATGCCGCGTTGGACCAAGGTGGCCAACTGCGAATATGGTTATGGTCCTGGGCATAACGCATTGGGTAACTGTATGCAGCTGCAGCGTATCGAGAAAGCAAAGCTCCGCTGCATGGATAACGAGGCTGACCCGGCTATGATGTTTCCGGCAAGCCTGAAGAAAGTCAACCGCCAGCCTGGTGCAAACAACTTTATTCCCGATGGTACGCAGATGAATGCTTATCCGATGATACCACCGGGAGCAAAGCGCTACGAAGGCATGATAGCCTTGAGCAATGATAAACGGCAGCAGATAAGCGCTACGTTCTATAATGACCTTATGGTAATGCTGACGCAGGCACAGAACAATCCGCAGATGACTGCTAAGGAAGTCGCGGAACGTCACGAGGAGAAAATCCTTATGCTGGGGCCGGTGCTGGAGCAGTTCCATAATGAGGTGCTGGACCCGCTGACCTTGCGTACGTTTGGACTCTGTATGCGCAACGAGCTTTTCCCGCCTATGCCGGAAGAGATTACTGCAGATGAGCTGAAGGTTAATTTTGTGAGCCTCTTGGCGCAGGCGCAGAAGATGGTAAGCCTGCCGAGTGTACAGAATGTACTTGGTATGGTGGGTAACGTAGCAGGTATCTATCCTGAAGCTGCCGACATTATTAACATCGACAACGTAATCCGTGAGGTTGGCGTTATCAGCGGTACGCCTGAGAAAATCATGCGCAGCGAAGATGAGGTGCAGCAGCTCAGAGAGCAACGCCAGCAGGCACAGGAAGCACAGATGCAGCAGGCGCAGATGGCACAGGGCGCTGAGGCGGCCAAGACCGGTGCGGAAGCTGCAAGGCTTTTGAGTGAGGTGCCGGCCAATACGGATAATGCTCTGGATGATATGCTGAGCAGAATGGGGATGAGCTGATGGAAAAGCAAAGATTTGCTGAACTGCTCGTAAACGTCATGCAGACGCAGACGGGCAGGGAATTTATTTATGAGCTGCTTGACACCATGGAAGTGCATGTTCCCAACTATGTTGTCGGTGAAGGAAGTGTTATGGGGTATGAGATAGGCCGGCGCAGCGTCGGTGAAGAACTGCTCCGTATGCTGAGAGATGATACTGAGGAAGGCCTGCAGCTGGAGCTGCTGATGCGGCAGGAAGCGCGGGACCGTCCTAAAGAAAAACACAAAGATGAATTCTATGACCAATTTGAAGGAGGTAGTGTTTAATGCGAAAGAAATGGTTGTTCTTTCTGGCTCCTGACGGCGGCGATGCTGGCGGCGGTGAAGGCGGAGCTGGTGGCGATGGAAGCACCGGTGGTGACGGTGGTACTGCAGGTGGCAGTAAAAGTATCTTTGATAATCCTGATGGCGGTAGCAATCCTCCTAGTGACGGCAGCGGCAATCCTGCTGGTGATGGCGTATCTGGCGAAGTACCGGAAAGCTATGAGTTTAACCTGGGCGAAGGCCTTACAATCACCGATGAACAGAAAACAGCATTTACCGCCATAGCTAAGGATGCAAAGCTTTCGCAGGCACAGGCTGACAGCCTGCTGAAAATGCACAGCGAGATTATCAACGGCTATATGCATGCTGCAGAAGATGCCGTTGAAAAGAATATCGCTGAATGCGAGAAGCTGGGGCTGACCAGTCAGGAAAACCTTGGCTTTGCCAGAACAGCTGTAAATACCTTTGGCGGCAGTGAGGCGATGCAGGTGCTGATTGATACCGGTGCTATCAATCATCCTGCAGTCTGCAAGCTCTTTGTAAATATCGGCCAGCTTATCAGTGAAGATAAGCCGGCAGATACTCATGTCGGCGGCGGCAAGGGAACCCCGCGGGCAGAAGATATCCTCTTCCCTAACAGCAAATACTAAAGGAGTGAATTAAATGGCACAAACCGGACTTTATAATAATACCGGCCTGGCAACTATGTATGATATTGCGCAGCAGTATCGCTCTGCAGGTAATGAAGCAGCGGCGCAGGTCGTAGAGCTGCAGGCCAAAACCAACCGTCTCTGGGAAGTATTCCCGATGAGAACCTGCAACAGCGGCAGCGTTGAAAAAGCGCTTATCAGAACCAGCCTGCCGGATGTAGCATGGCGTATTATTAACCGTGGCGTAGCGCCTACTAAATCCAGCACTGGCCAGGCAAGCTTTACTACCGGCGGTGTTGAGGCCATTGCACAGATTGATGAGCGACTGATGAAGCTCAACAAGAACAGCAATACCTATCGACTCAATGAAAACTATGCACATCAGGAAGCTATGAGCCAGAAGATGTCTACTACCTTCTTCTATGGTGATGAACAAATCAACCCTGCTGGCTTTACCGGCCTTGGCGCTTTCTACTATGATAAGGCCGGGCAGGATGAAATCTACGCCAATCAGATTGTTGACGCGGGCGGTACCGGTAACAATCTGACCTCCCTTTGGGTAGTGACCTTTGCACCTGATACTGTTTACGGCATCACTCCGGAAGGCGTTCCTGGTGGTTACAGCTATCGTGACAACGGACGTGTTAAAGTGAGAGATGAGAATAACCTTGAATACTGGGGCTATGAATCTCAGTACAACTGGGACGTAGGCCTCTGCGTACGTGACCCGCGCTATGTAGCACGTCTGGCCAACATTGATACTACCAATACCAGCAGCACTGACTTCATCGACAAACTGATTGAAGTATATGACTGCATTGAAAATCCTGACCATGGCCGTACTGTTATCCTCTGTAACCGTAAGGTGCAGACCATGATCAATATCATTGCACAGAAGAAAAACAATGTTAACCTTTCTCTGGAAGACTTCGGCGGCAAGCGTATTCAGCATTTCTGGGGCTCTCCCATCCTGCGTAATGATGCTATCCTGAGCACTGAATCTAAAGTGCCGGTAGAATAAGGAGGTAAGAACATGGCTGTAATGATTGATGCAAAGCTTATTCTTTGCGAAAATGTCGATACTGCAGCGACTGTCACCAGTAAGGCAATTGATATCGGCCGCAACAAATCTTTGAGACCGCTCTATGTTGATGTTAAATTGACCAAGGGTGTAACTGCCGGCCGCGTCAAAAGCGTAGAGCTGCAGACCAGCGCTGACGCAAACTTCTCTGCTCCTATCACTGAGATGGTGGTGACTATTGGCAAAACTGCTGAGCAGCAGAAGCATGCTTGCCAGCTGGCACAATTCTTCGCGTCTGTCCAACCGCAGGGCCGCTACGTCCGCGTAAAAATCACCGGTGATACTACCGCTCCGGCAGGCGGCAAGATTTGGGCATATCTGTCCCCGGATATCCAGGTACCGGTATGAGATACAAAGTAATTCGCACCTGCTATTGGCAGCGCAGACTTTGGGAAAAGGGCGAAGTGGTGGAGCTGGGTGAGAATGTGCCGGAGCATTTTAAACCGCTTTATAATCCAGCTGAAAGATTGGCCCTGAACAAAAATGCTGACGAGCTTTCGGATGAAGAACTTACGAACGAAACGCCTTCCGACGAAGTGCTTTCGGATGAAGAAACTATGAACGAAGAACCTTCGGAAGAAACGTCTGGCAGCATGGAAAACCCGGATATCATGCCTTCTTCTTTGGAAGATATGAATGTTGGCCAACTGCAGAAGTTGGCACGTGCAAACGGCCTGGAGCCGCCGAAGAATGCAAAAAAACAAGAACTGATTTCCGCTCTGCGCGGAGAATAACATCGGGCCGGAGCTTATTCCGGCCTTTTGTTTTTTAGGAGGAAACCATGAACAACATTGAAATCTGTAACCTTGCGCTTGGCCGTATCGGCGTAGACGAAATCAACCGCATGGATGAGGCAAGCCAGCCTGCAAGAATCTGTACACGTTATTTCAATTTTACCCGTCAGAATGTATTGCGCCGCTTTCCTTGGACGTTCGCAACGAAGCGTGTGCAGCTGGCACTGCTTAATGAAACGGCACCTGATTATAAATACGTCTATCAATATCCTTCTGATGCTCTGGCGATACGCCTTATGTACAATGACAGCTTTGTTGGCCTGCCTAAAGATAATTACTTCCGCATTATGAACGGTAACGGCGGACGCAAGATATACAGTAATATCTCTAACGCCTACGTGGAATATACTGCAGACGTAAAGGACAGTGAAACCTTCGACAGCCAATTCATTGAAGCCTTCAGCTGGAAGCTGGCGGCGGAGATGGCGTTCGCTTTGACCGGTAACATGAACCTTGCGACAAATGCTATCCAGGCATACAATGCTTACTTTACGGAAGCAGCTGGCGAGGATGCTGCAGAAGACAATCAGGAAGAAGCTGTACAGGATAGACTGGCCAACGCCAGATGGGAGGGCTGACAATGGGACTGTATCAACTGAAGCCCAGCTTTGCCGGCGGTGAATTGTCGGACAGCATGTACGGCCGCGTCGATATCAACAAATATGATAGCGGCGCTGCCACGTTAAAAAACTTTACGGTGCAGCGTTATGGTGGCGTGCGTAACCGCAACGGCTTCCGGCATATTGGCGTAACCTATGGAGGCAAGCGTGCCTTCTATATCCCCTTTCTGTATAACACCAATGAAACCTATATCATAGAAGTCACTGCAGGGCATTGCCGCTTTCTGTACAACGGCCAATACATAGTAGAGGATAACGGAGAGCCTTATACAATAAGCAACAATCTTAATCCAGCCGACCTGCAGGGTATCTGCAAAATAAAATATACGCAGAGTGCTGACGTGCTTTTTATCGTGCATCCTGATCATTACCCTATGACGCTTACGCGCTACAGTACATATGACTGGCGCTGGGAACAGATGCCTATAACAGGCGGTCCGTTTGAGGACAGCAATGGCAGTACTGCAACGGAGGATGAGCAGGTAACGCAATTATATCGTTATGGTCCTGGAACCTACGAGCTGACGCTTCCTGATACCGTAACCAATATTTCGGTAGAATTGGCTGGTGCTGGCGGCGGTGGTGGCGGCGCTGCTATCGCAGGAACATATACGGCTCCCGGAGGTGATGGCGGCACAGGTGAATACATCCGCTTTTCAACTGATGTTCAGCCTGGGCAAAAGTATAAGCTTGAGGTTGGTGCTGGTGGTAAAGGTGGTAACGGCAGGTTAAGCGAAAAGTCGGGGAGATACTTGACCGTTGATGGAGATGCTGGTGGCGCTGGCGGCAACACGATTGCGTTTGGCAGGACAGTTAAAGGTGGTGGAGCTGGAAGTGGCGGCCATATTCTTTTCCGGTTCCAGACTACACCAGGCAGCAAAGGTGCGAGCTACAGCGGTGGTGCTGCCGGTGGCATAAAGGGAACAGATGCTGCCAGCGTCAACGGCAAAAGCGGCGGTGACGGGTACTGTAATATCCGCTTCCGCTATGGCAGCAAGGCAGCGAAGATAACGGCCAGTGCGACGGAAGGCGAAGTCACGTTAACGGCCGATAAGGATATCTTTGAGAAAGATAACATTGGCAGCCTTATTGAGCTGACTCATTATAAAAAAAGCGAATACAAAAAAGGCAAACCTGATGCAACGGATGCGCTGCTGGTAAGCTGCCTGCCGGGCTCTAGCGTCTATGTAGAGAGCTTCGGCTTCTGGAAGGGAAACTTCTCGTTGGAAAAATATAACGAGAACAGCTCTATGTGGGAGCTTGTAAGAACTCAGGACGGCAATCACAGCCAGAACTACAACTTTACCGAAAAGAACGAAGAGGAATACATTGTCAGGTACAGGGTAACCTCAACAGAGTTTGATACAACCATCTGGAGCGGTGAGAATGAGAAGCAGACCGGTTACGTCACTGTGCAGAGCTTCGGCAATGATTATAGCGGTATTATAAAAATTACTGAGTACATCAGCGGTAAAAAGGTTAAAGGCAAGGTATTGCGCACGATTGGCAGTACAGACGCTACGCAAATCTGGGCTTTTTCTCCGTGGAGCAGGAGCAAGGGCTATCCGTCTGCAGCAGGCTTCTTTGAAGACCGCTTGGTATTTGCCGGCAGCACAAGATATCCGCAGACGTTCTGGAGCAGTAAGGTAGGAGATTATTATAATTTCGGAACATCAACACCTGTGGTAGACGATGATGCAGTAACGGCTACTCTAAACGGCGGCCAGATGAACGGTATCAAAGCAATGGTAGCCTTTGGAGAATTGATTCTGCTGACAAGCGGCGGTGAATATAAGGTAAGTGGTGGCCAAGGCAAAGCGCTCACGCCTAGCAATACTTTAAGTCAGGCGCAGGAATACCGCGGCATATCTGACGTATTACCGGTAACTGTAGGCAGCAGAATTGTCTTTGCGCAGCAGCAGGGCAACATCATCCGTGACCTGGCATACAGCTATGAGGCTGATAAATACACCGGCGATGACCTCAACCTACTATGCTCTCATCTCTTCGATGGCCACAAAGTAGTAGCTATGACCTACCAGCAGACTCCGGACAGCATCATATGGTTTGTCCGAGATGATGGCCTGCTCTTGGGACTGACCTATATCAAGGAGCAGGATATCTACGCATGGCATAAGCATAGCATTAAGAATGCGCGCTTTGTCAATGTCTGCTGCATCCCTGGCGGAGAATGTGACGAGCTTTATGCTGTCATAGAACGTAACGGCCAATACGAGAACGTTATGCTGGAAAAGAGGAACGATAACGATGTGCCGGAAGAACAGATTTATGTTGACGACGGCATAACCGTACGTGGCAGCGATATAAAAGAGGTAACGGGCCTGACGTGGCTGGAGGGTGAAACCGTGGCCATACTGGCTGACGGAAACGCGCTGCCGCAGCAGAAGGTGGAAGGCGGTAAAGTTACGCTGAGCGAAAAGCATGGCTACAGTGTTGTGCATGTAGGACTGCCTATTGATGCAGTCATAAAGACACTGCCGATAGAATTCCAGATGCAGGACGGCAGCTCCATTAGCCGCAAGAAGCGCATAGGTAATCTTTCCGTCCTCTTTAAAAACACGCGTGGCGGACTGTATGGCCTGAGTGAGGAAAAACTGGATGAAATCAAATGGCGCGATACTGAAGCATATGGCCAGTCTACAAAACTTTTCACCGGTAAGAAAAAAATCGTCCTGCCTGCTGCAGGCTGGGACGAAACGCAGCAGCTTATCATTAAGCAGGATGCGCCGCTGCCGATGACGGTATTGGCCATTGTGCCGGAGATTGTGCCGGGAGGATAATATGGCGGAATATACTTTTTCTCGTCCGTCTGATAGAGATATTGAATACGTGGCCGCACATCTGCGGCAGGACAACAGGCAGGAGCTGACGGCGCTGTATGGTGCTGGACATGAGCTGGATGTTTTAAAAAGAAGCGTCAGATATAGCGAACTGATTGGCTGCTTTTATGTTGACGGCATACCTGCAGCTATATATGGAGTAAGAAGCCCGGCTGCAATATGCTCTGTCAAATGCGTCTGGCTGCTCATGACCGACGAAACATTGAAGCATAGGCTAGTAGTAGGGCGATATACCAAACGCTTTCTGAGGGCGATTGTGGCGGCCTATGGGCCTATGTCCAATAAGGTTGATGCTGGAAACGCAGAAATCCTGCGCTGGCTCAGATGGCTTGGCGCTGAGATATCGGAACCGGTGCAATGCGGAATATACAATCTGCCGCACAGGGAATTTTATTTTGACGAAAGAATTTTAAAGGAGGGATAGCATGGGCGTAGGAGTAATGATTGGTGCAACTCTCTTGGGCGGTTATCTGCAGGGACGTGCAGCACGTCAGCAGGCCAACGCACAGGCGGCGCAGGCGCAGGCAAATGCTGATATCGCCTATAACAATGCGCAGAAGCTGCAGGAGCAGGCCGAGAAGCAGGCGCAGAATAATGAAATCAACGAGGAAAACAAACGCCGCAGACTGCTGCAGCTGCAGGGGCAGCAGAGAGCCAACATCGGCGCGGCCGGAATCACGGCAAGCGGCAGTGCACTGGCGGCGATGGCAGACAGCCAGTTTAACCAGGAGCAGGAGCTTGCCTTTGAGAGATACAATGCGCGTCAGCAGGTAGATAACATCTTCCAACAGAGTACGGACAATTTGAATCAGGGCGATGCCTATGCGTCGAGCGCCAGAGCCTACCGTAAGGCAGGCAAGCGCGCTATGATGAACAGCATGCTGCAGGCAGGGCTGAGCGTAGCGTCTAATCTTTATACGCCCAAAAGCATGGGGGCGTTGAAAAGCTCAGCCGGTAAAAGCGTAGGCCTGCAAAACTACAGTGTACCGGGCTACACAGAGATGAAAGGACTGCCTGCTCATACCGGTGGCGGCATCTCAAGCTACAGTAATGATGGCTGGGCGAAAGCAAAATGGTAAAAATGTCATTTTGTACTTTACAAATCGGCAAAGTATGTGTGTTAAAATGATAGTGCGGAAGGGAAGCCATTCTCCCATTTTCATCATACTCTAAAAAATTAGCAACGTAGAAAGCATCTGAGGCTAAGCCTTGGGTGCTTTTTGCGTATATAGGAAAGGAGCAGAATATGGCAGTAATTGATGTTTACGAGAACCAGGCAAAGCTCGGTACGCCTGCAAGCCGGACGAGCGGTGTGCATCCTGATATGGGCGGGCAGATGGCGCTGGCAAGGGCAAATGCAAATCTTACCAATACGATGGTCGAGGGAGGGCAGAAGCTCTATGAGCAGATAGCCATTGCCGACGTGATGAAGGCCAATAATGATTATAATATGCAGATGAGCAGGCTGCAGAATGAGCTGCTGCAGAACAAGGAAGAGAACGCAAGGGATAACCTTACCAAGTACGAGGAAGGGCGCAAGAAGATTATCAATGGCATTATGCAAAAAGGACCGTCGACGCTGCGTGGCGTTTTGGGAAGCAAGGCCTTTTACAATACCATTGAGCGTGACTGGACCGGCCAGCGTGCCCAGATGGAACGTTATACCATGGGCGAGATGGAGAAGTACCAGGATACGCAGCTTAACAATCAATACAAATTAGCTTTGAAGGACGTAGCTGTAAACTGGCATAACAATGATGATCTGGACGCTGTTATGCGCCGCGGCGATTTTATGACTGCAGCAAGGTACGCCAACTATGGCCAGGAAAAGATTGCTGAAGCAAGCAACAAATGGAAGGCTGCGGTAGCAGAGACGGCAGCGCAGGCTGCTATCAATTCAGACAGCAGCGAAGGATGGACGCGTGGCGGCGAGATACTGCAGGCCTACGGTTATCTTATGGACCCGCAGAAACGTATCCAATACGATAAGATTATCAGCGCGAGGGAGAAAAGCAATGAACAAATAAAGTCATTCAGCGGACTTTATGACAAATACGATGGGGACTTTGAGAAAGCTGCGGCTGAATATAAGCAATTAAATAGTGGTACGGCCAATATTGCCAAAGGTTTGGCATTTGCACAGGGAGAAGAAGGCAAGGCCTGGGGCAGCAATCAGTGCGCTAACTTTGTAAAAAAATATATTCTGACGGCTGGCGGTGATTATGAAATTACCAGCAGTTTGGCTGACGGTACCTACCTTAACGCAGAACGTAAAGGGCTGACGTTTAATGACCGTAAACAATTAAGGGACGGAGATATTGTCTATTGGCAGGTAGATGGCAGCAAGTACGCTACGAGCGACAACCCGGATGATGTACATTCTGACACCAAGGCCTATAAGGGCATTACCCATGTCGGCATATACAATGCCAAGACCGGCAAGGTTATCCAGAGCGGTAAGCATGGAGTGAGTGAGCTGGCGCTGGATGCTGCCGGATATCATACGGTAGGCTATAGCCATATCGGTGGCCGCGGCATGGACGAGACCGATATGAATAAAAGCCTGCAAGAAATGCAGTCCTATTTCTCAGTGCGAAACACAAGAAAAAGGATGGCCAAGGATAAGGCATTTGATAATTTCTCTTCGGAAGCTGTAAGAATGTTTGAAAGCGGCATACCCATAGAAGAGGCGCTGAGACAGGCGGATGTTTTTGGCGGCACTGATTTAAAAATGCGTTCGATGGCGCGTGGGGCTGTAAGCACAGCTTATTCATGGGCAGGTAACGTAGACGTTTTCGGAAAACGTGCAAGCTCTGGAAGCTCCGGTGTTAGTACAGGCAAAGGGTTAGCTATGGGACAAAAGCAAAAGCTTACAGAGCTTCTTGAAGGCGGTTACTTCAATGACAAAGAAGAATTTGCTGACTTCATTCTGAACTATGGACCCAATAAATCTGAATATGATTCATTGATGACGACATACGATAATTTCCGTAAAGGAACTGGCGCATATAAATATAATTGGGGTGAGATAGAAAGCATTGTAAAAGCAAGTACTGGTCTAAAAGGAGAATACGCTCAAATACAGTGGATTGGAGCAAAAGATGCTGGTAGAGAATTTATACAAAACTATATGTCAAAAAATGGAGTAGAACCATCAGACAGTGAAGTTATCCAAGCATGCATTGACAGTTTAACAAAACAGACAGTTGCTACATACAGGCAACCTGGATTGCTTTGGGGTACAAACGAGTACAATGTAGAGGCAAGCAATGCTGACTTAGCTCGTGCTGGAATAAAATCTAATGGCATAACCCCGATTGGCGGCGGTATTTACAAAGTAGAGATGATGGACGGTAGAATCTTTAGTATGAGCGGTGAAGATTTAAAAAACAGAATCGGATAAGGAGGACGAACAGCATGGATGAATCCAGATTGAATTTCCTTAAGGGACAAATGGAATCACCATACGCTACGGTACGTGAAAGCACGTGGAAGTTTCATGGTGATGTTCAGCCTGACTATGGCATTGTAGACAATAAGATTACAGAAGAAAAAGCAAAGGACTTGGCTGATATTAACGCAGCTAATGGCATTAAGCCAGTAAGCACAAGCGATAACAGCTTTGTGGACATGGTAAAAAACACCAACGCTTATAAAAAGTACTTTTACAGTAAAGACGATGTGTTGCTGGAAGCAAAAAAAATCAGCGCGGCCACAAGCATTCCGGAAAATGCTATCCTGGCTAACGCTGATAATCTGGCCAACGCACGCAATGTATATAATTATCAGCAGAAGGCTATGGACCCGCAGGCAGTGTTTAAGGCCTACCCTGAGCTGAGTGAGCTGGCCAAGCTAAGTGATACCGACGCTGCTATTGCTCTGCATAACTTAAAGAACGTGCGCCAGACGCAGGGCATTATTGAAGCAGCTAAGACCGGCTGGGAGCTTGATAACCTGATGAGCGAGCGCGGCCGTATGGGTTACGCCGCTATGAACGGCAAGGAGCTGACGGATGCTGACATTGCACGTTTAGGAGAAATTGAAAAAGCACAGAAAAATACCAAGGAACTGCCGGGGCTTTTTGAGGACCCGATGAGTGCTATTGTCGGAGGCACAGTGCAGAGCGGCAAGATGATGCTGCGTAATGCTCTTAATGGCCAGAAGATGGGCGTATACGGCGCTGGCTTCGGCGCGCTTCTCGGCGGTATTGCCGGCGGCGGTGCAACGCTGGGTGCCGGTACTGCTGCAGGCGCGGCAGCAGGTGCCAAGATCGGTTATAGCGTCGGCAGCCGTATCGGTATGGCGCAGGATATGTATGACGAAATTGCCGGCAACAACTACCTTGATTATAAAGGTTATAAGGATAAGCAGGGCAGGCAGCTGCTGACAGATAATCAGGCGCGCAGCTATGCTGCTGTAGCGGCAGCGTTGGAAACAGGCATAGAATTCAGCAACGCAGATAAAATCCTAAGCGTCATCAAAGGCGGTGCAGGTGCGCAGAGCATCAAAGAAATTATCAGCAGTGCCAAGGACAGCACGGAGCTGCAGAGCCTGCTTGCCGCATATCTGCGTGACAGTGCAAAGAACATCGGAACAGTGGCCATCTCCGAGAGCGCGGAAGAAGGAGTGCAGGAGATGAGCAACAGAATTATTTCTGATATTGCTGCAGCAAACAATCCAGGCGGTGATATCCCTACATATACGGCAAAGGACGTTATTGTTGGCGGGCTGGAGGCAAGCTGGCAGGCGCTGCCTGCGTCGATCGGCTTTGGCGCTGGTGCGCATGGAGCAAGCACGGTATCCTTTATGCGTCGTGCATCCGCGGCGCTGCAGCTGAAAAGCGAAGAACAGAAGGCTAACCTGCGTGATGCTAACGGCATATCTATGCTGAGAAGTCTTGCTGAGGATATCAAAAACAATGCTTTGTTTAAAAAAGCTCCGGAAGTATATAACGAAGTACTGAATAATCAGCTCAAAGGCACGGAGCTGGAAACTATTAACATAGATACAGAGTACGTCCTTAATCAGCAAGGCGGCTATGAGCTTTTGAAATCTGCAGCAAAGGCAGCAGGCATAGGCGAACAGTATCTTAAAGATATCATCGACACTAAGGCAGACTTGAAAATCAGTACAGCAGATTATGTATCTAAGCTGCTGCCGACTGAAATCGGTGCCCATCTGGAAGACTACATCACATTCAGCGATATCAGCGAATGCCTGGCACGCAATAGAGAATATGCCGGCAGGATGCGCCGCGAGATGGACCGCATATTGGCATATGAGAACCGCCAGCGTGAAGATGCTTTGAATACCTACCTTGACAATAACTTCCATACTCCGGAAACCCGTGAGATAGCAGAGGCAGTATTGCGCCGCTTCCCGGATAATCCTAAGGAAGGCGTAAAGGAAATCAGAAAATCGCTGCAGGCCAAGATTGACGAGCCGCTTAATCAGATTATCGAAGAGCTGGAAAAGGGTATGGGTAACGGCGTAGCTGTAGTAGAAATCCCGGAATATGATAATCAGATGCGTGGCCGTGGTATCAAGGTAAGCAATAATGACCCTTGGTATCAACGCTACTATAAAGAGAATAAGCATAAGCCCTCTAAGATGGAGCTGCGTGAGCTGGCGCGTGAGATTTGGACCGGCCACAACGAGTATGGACTCTTTGGCTGGGAAAACCGCACTCCGGAAGATAACCAATGGTATGAGAATAACAAGGCATCCATGGAAGCAACGGAAGAAGCCATCCGCAGATTGGATGCGCTGACGCCTGCTCTGGAAGAAATAGATCCGGGCGAACTCTCTATTACTGAAGGCCTGAGCGAAGAAGGCTTTGAGATATATCGTAAGCTGCGTGGCAAGCTGGAAGGCGCTGAAAGCAAAGAAGTGCGGCAGGCAGCACAGATGAGTGCTATCCTTGCCGCACGAATGGCAGACCGCATGGCTGAGCTGCATAGACAGGTTGGCCATACTAAATACACTGCGCTTGATTATGCGCGTAGTATTGGGCTTATCAGAAGTGAAAGTGAAGCTGCGGAGCAGAAGTTTAATCAGGCCGCTATGCGTAAGGAAAATAAGCGTTATGTATTAAATGAAGATGGTAACGTCGATTGGGGAAATGTCAATGAATTTGTTGCCGATGATGGTACAACAATAAAAAAAGCACCCGTAAGGATGCAGATTGGATATCAGGTTGGCGCCGGTGATGCTGGAGCAGGTTATATTCATATAAAGAATAGACATACTGGATTTATAGAAGGGAAAGGATATAAGAATGTAAGTGATATTGTATATGATGTTTTGGAAAATGCAGATTTTGCTGTCAAATCTATATCTGCAGATGGACGGGAAAGGATAGCTTTAATAAGAGATTTAACTCCACATACAAGCATATTATTAGCTCTTGATTATACTGAGGAGGGCAATGATAGCTATTACACTATAGTTAGCATTATGCCGCAGTCAAAGAAGCAAACAAAAGAAGCAAAAGAAAAAGCATTATCTTTTGATGGGAGCGTTCGCCCATCGCCCGCTACCGGCAGCGGTGCCTTTTTCACTCCAACCGAAACAAAGGCCGGAATCGAAGGAGGTTCGTTCGCTGGCAAAGATAATGCTTTTGATACTGTAAGTTTATCAGATGCTGACCAGTATGTCAATGAGTACACATACGACCAGAAAGCATGGCATGGCACGCCTTACAATTTTGAAAGGTTTGATATTGGCAAAATCGGCGATGGCGTTGGTGACCAGGTACATGGCTGGGGCCTGTACTTTGCTAAGGATAGAAAAATATCAGAGGCATACAAGGAAGTGCTGGGGGCTGACGCTGGCGCAGTAATTGTAGATGGGGTTACGTACAAAATTGATGAGGAGGGAGATTGGACAACAGCAGCAGGACAGAAGCTCATTGACAATGATCCGTTAGAATTTGTACTGGATACGTTTGACGCAATGACCGGAAACAAGAATAAGGAAAGGGCAATAAAAAGCTTAAAGGAAAGAATTGCTGGAACCAAAAGAACGGCTAATACAGAAAGCTATATTGCTAAACTAGAAGAAGCGATAAACATTATTGAAAAAGCTGACGTGAAGTACGAAAATACTTCACGCCTGCTGAAAGTGGAGGTTCCAGAAAACGATGTATTGCTAGACGAACAAAAGACTTTCATTAATCAGAACAAAAATGTACAAGCGCTTTTGAAAAATACTATCGAATCTTTGAATGAAGAGCAGTCAATAAAGTTCTGGGAAAATCTGCTGAACTTTAAATTAAGAGCTTTTGATAATGCTGGCAAGGTTCAGTTTAAGATTGATGGCTTCAATAAATTAGCAGATGGCATTGGTAAGCTTTTAGAGAGCAATTCAAATACATTTGGCTATAGAACGCTTGCAAGAAGCTTGGAAAGATACGGATATAGCAAAGAAGAAATCGAAAAGCTAAAGTCAGATGGCGAATATCGTAATCAGGAACAACAGAAGCTCAGAAGTCAGGCTGCTGCTTTAGAAGAAGAATTAGAGCGTGCTAAAGCAGAAGATGCTGCTGCAAAAGAGGAGGTTATCAATCAGGCAAAAGCTGATATTTCCGGTACTTTGGGGGGCATGTTTTCCGGCAACAAGATTTACGATGCTCTGGCGAAGGCTATGGGCGAAGAGGATTATAATTGGCGTGGCGCGTCTGAGCTGCTTAATGAGCACGGAATTAAAGGCATAGCTTACGAAGGTATGAAAGATGGCCGCTGCTTTGTCGTCTTCGATGATAAAGCCGTAGATATCATAGAGCGCTACAACCAATCTGCAGGCGAACGTGCCATGACTGCCAACATGGAGAAGCTGAAGGAAGCAAAAGAAATGCTGGCCAAAGCTGCAGATATGAAAACTATCTACCAAAAAACCGGCTGGCATCGTGGCGCTGATGGTAAATGGCGTTTTGAGATACCGGATAATTTGGATAAGATAGATGCTGCTAAATTTCCGGAAGAAGGATATGCTATACCGTTAAGAGAGATATATACTAATCCTAAACTGTATGAAGCTTATCCGTGGCTAGCTGACGTCATGGTTCAGTCTGAAGCTATGGAAGAGCAGACCTTGGGAGTAGCTGCTGGTGAAGGCTACATTGGAATAAACAGCAATCTGCTAGGAGACGGCATCAAGCAGGAGATAATCATAAACGGCATAAAGTATAAACGCGTAGTAAGCAAGGACGGGGCTAAGGCCGGCAAGTTCTTTTCTCATGGTGACGAGTTCATAGAGTATGCACTTAATCATGGTATTAAAAATAACACGTTTGACAAAAAGGCCGCAGTGAATAGTTTGAAGGAGCTGATACAAGAAAAAGAATCTGTTATAGAAAAACTTAAAAGCAAAAATAACAATGGGCAGTTTAATAAAGGCATACTAGACAGACAAAAAGAATTGAGCAAGATAAGAGAAGCAGCAGAGTTTGTCGGCAGGGCGGATATTAGTTTTAATGAAATCAAAAAGGCTGACAGAGATGTAGCAGCAGCTCACAAGAATTTAGCTGAAACTCTCATCCATGAAATCCAGCATATCATCCAGAATGCAGAAGGCTTTGCTGGCGGCGGCAGCCCGGCCAGAGTCAATGAACAGATGAAGCGCCAGATGCAGAAGTACGATGAAGAAATAGAGCGCCTACATCCTAAAGGTAAAGAATATGTTACGGCTATGCTCGAATATGACATAGCTGACTTTGAACATGACACCGGTGAAATTTCCGATGCTGCTTTTTCTGATATCAAAAATAAGGTTAAAGAGCTGGAAGAACAGATACCCGAAGAAAAAGTAAAGCGCCTGCAGGAAATCAAGGAGCTGCAGACAGATTTGCAATGGCAAGCTGAAGACGAAAGCTCTAGCGATTATGAAAAATACTTCCGTTTGCATGGAGAGCAGGAAGCCAGAGTAGCATCAATGAAAGCACGGCTCTATACCATGGGCGCAAGCCAGGAAAGAATTGATAACGAAGTGTTGAACGCTATCGATAATCCTATCATTGTATTTGGCGGCAGAAGCTACAGCATGGACTCTGATCAGCGCGGCTTATGGCAGCTCAAAGGCCAGACTGCCTTTAAAACTACCGGCGAGAAGGTTATTTCTCTGTTTAAGGCTGCAGACCAGTCGACATTTATGCATGAGATGGCTCATATCTATCTGCATGATATGCTGGCGCTGGCAGAATTACCGAATGCTCCGAAGCAGCTGCTGGATGACGTGGCCACGATTAACCGGTGGGCTGCATGGAACGATACGCAATTTGTCAAAGAGTACAAAGGCACTGCTATGGAGAGTGAATTTAAAAAGCTCAACGAGCAGATGAAAACTGCAGTTGCCAAAGGCTCCGTTGAAATCGAAGGCAAGAAAATGACCTTGGAACAGATGCAGCGGCTCTGGATGCAGGAACGCTTTGCCCGTGGCTTTGAAAATTATCTGAAGAGCGGCGAGGCGCCTACAGAAGCAACGCGCAGTATCTTCCGGCGCTTCAAGCAGTGGCTGACTAAAATTTACCGTGCATTCAGCCAGATTGGCGGCGCTCCGTCCAAAGAGGTTAAAGCAGTTATGGACCGCATGATTGCCAGTGAAGATGAAATCGACATTGCTATGAGGAAAAAAGGCGTGGATGATTTTGCCGAAAGCGGTGGCATGGACTATCTGGAAGGAAGCACGAAGGACGTATATCGCCGTATGGTAGAGCGCGCCAAGGCTGACGCTGAGGAAAAGGTGCTCAAGATAGCACTGAAGGACGTCAAGGAAGATTATCGGCAACAGGAAAAGGAACTGTTTGCGCGTGAAGAAGCGGAATACCGAGAGAAGCTGGCTGCAGAACCGGTGTTTATTATCCAGGAGCATATCAAGAATAACCCTAATATGAGCACGTCTGTTATCTGCGAAACACTGGGCATGAACGTGGAAGATTACGTTAAGCAGCTTAAAGAGTATGGCGGCAGCTTGGATGCTGCGGTAGAAGCTCATATGAAAGAGTTTAAGGAGGGGATAGATAACAGTGGCATAGATGCTCAGTATTTCCGCGAACGCGCGGAAGAAGTCGTGCAGGAGAGCAAATACCGTAAGCTGGCCACGGCGATGGAGCTGGAAGCGTTTGAGCGCATTGCCAAAAAGCAGCGTAACCTGACTACCCAAATAGAGGCCGACGGCAAGAATGATGCTGCAGAAAAAGGCGTCATTAAGACGGTAGACAAGATGACCAAGCAGAGCAAGCAGATAGAAGAGCTTACTGCAGAAACAAAGGGACTGAAGCAGGATAAACGTGAACTGCTTGCTAATGTGCGTGGCCTGCGTGATGCAGCACTCAGTCATTACAAGGACTATGTGCAATTCGTTGAGATGAAGCTGGAGGTTATGCCTATTGAGGACGCCAACAACTACCAGATGTGGCGCAGAAAGTCGGCGCAGGCGCAGTACAATTCTGAGCAGTCTCTTGTAAAAGGCAACTGGGATAAGGCCGTCAAATACAAACAGGCTCAGCTGATCTATGACATGTTTGCTGACAGAGCTGTCCGCAACGCCAAGCAGATCAAGAAGATTGAAGATGGCCTGAAGCGTAAGCAGCAGACTATCAGCAAGGCGAAGAACATATCTGCAGATGAACGTTATGCGTATAATCATCTTATGTATGTGTTTGGCTTTTCTGACGCAGACGCGCCGGTACCGCCGCATTATGAGGGCATCATGGAAGTGCTGATGAAAGCAGATGCTACAAGGGAAGAAGGCGGCCTTATGCTGGAGTCTCCGTTCTTCGGACCGGATGGCCAGACCAATCTCCCTGAATGGTTCCTGCAGGCGGCGATGAACAGCAATAAACGCAAAGCTGGGCATAAGGATTTAAGCAATATGCAGGTTGATTTGGTGGCACAGGTTATGCATATCATCTATAAGCGCGGTATGGATAATATGAAGCTGGCTACGATTAAAACCAAGGACGGCAGAACCCTGACTGTTGACGAAGCAGTTGCTGAGATTGAAGGGCAGACACGCCAGCGCATGATAGAACGCGCTAACGCCGACCCGACTGGTGCCAATAAAAACAGATGGCAGGATGATGCTGCAAACTTTATCGACCAGGCTGACAGGGTACTGATTAAGCCGGAGGTGGAGCTGAAAAAGCTGGGTGATGTGGCGCTGCGGTATATCTACGACCCGCTGAAGGAAGCTGCAGATAAAGAGCTGAAGATGGCCGTGAATATGCAGAACAAATTAAAAGGAC